TTTTAGATACAACACCTAATCCAAAGTCACCTAGTCTATCTGTAGCACTTAGAAGTCTTAGGCCATCTGGACCAAGGAACATTACATCACCACCGACTTCTTGTATTGTATCTTTATCTACACAACCTATGTCTGTGGTTACTGGCTGTAATTGAAAGTCTCCAATTGTATTACCGTTAAGTTGGAAGATAGATGATTCAGTAAATATAATTAACTGTTGTCTAAATACTATGATGCCTGTGATTGATGTTCCTACGGAAATTGTACCAGAACCATTGGCGGCTGTAAAGTCTGTATCTGTAAAAGGTGCAGTAAAAGTTAAAATATTTCCCTTACCGAAAAACAATTGACTCTTAAAACTTACTACAAACTCTGCTCCTGTTACATCTGTAGGTGCATCATTCAATGCTGTAAACTGAGAACCGTTATATAATGCAGGAACGTTGATCCCATCAACTATTGCAATTTTTTCTGATCCAGTATAGTTATACCTAGAAAATCTAGTTTTACCACCATTTTCTCGTGATGTGCTTAAAAAAGTTAATACTGCGTCATCTGCAGGTGAACTAGCTAAAGCAGGATCAATTGCTACTGCAGCTTCACCTGCATCGTTAACTGTTGGTGTTGCAGTCACAGTATATATTTTATCTATACCTGCAATCTTAAACACGTCACCTATTTGTGGTGTAGAGGTTAAGCCATCAACATTTAAAGTAGTACCAGTTTGTGACCCTGCATTTACAAGAGCCGTACCATATGTAGGTACATTTACAAGTGAGTATCCAGTACCTGATGATTTAATTAAGCTTTCATTCTTAGCCACAATAACTGAGTCAAGAAATACACCACACCCTATTGCAAGATAATTTGTAGTTGTGCTTGTAAACTCTACGCTGTCTCCATTAGCAGGTGAAGCAGTAAGAGCAGGTGATATGGCTATTGTTGATATATTTTTATCATCATCAAATGTAACACTACCACCAATAGTATACTCTGTCTTAAAAGATAAAGCAGTATCATCTGTAAGTAGTAAAGATAAAGTATCAGCAGCACTACCTATTGTAACATTTGGTGAAGAGAAAGCTTGTACTGTTGTGCCTCTTGGTATACCAGTACCAACAACTTCCATACCAGTTGTAATAGTTCCTACTATACCGTCTACTGCAAAGGTAGTAGTTTTAAAAGTAAACTGTAATGCTAAGTTATCTGCTACAGTTACATTGCTAGATAGTACTACAGTAAAGTTACCTGCTGCCCCTGCTGTAACACTTGATACAGTTATGTTACTTCCAATACCTACGCCTGTTATAACTTGGCCTTTTGCAATAGTACCTGAAGCAACTGTGTCTACAATTATTGTGTTGGTAGCTGTCACTGCACCATTAACAAGTGCAGTTGGTCCGTTTGCAGAAGCAATTGTAGATGTACCATTTATGTCTGCAGTAACATGTACTAGTTTAAACTTATCACCTGTCTCTGGTGTTTGCCTAATATTTGCAATGTTTAAACTTGTACCAGTTTGTGATGCACCAGTTACAACAGGTATACCATATGGTGGTATAGTGTCTTGATCGTACTTGTCGTATCCCAGTATTCTTTTGTATCCACCCTCAATAGATGGCTCAAAGTTTCGTAGTATCCTTGCAGAACCGGGCATTTGTAAACCCTGTTGCAATGGACTCATATTACTTATAAGCCCACCGCTAAACTGTATGGGAAATGTTTCACGATTTGTAGGCATACGTTAAACTCTAAATGAACTGACTGATGTTGTATTCTGTGTTATTGCAGTAGACCTAAGATAATCGTAGCGGTTTACATATAGACTACGCATACTTTTTATTTCTTCCATAAACCTTTGTTGTACTACCTGTGATTCTTGGGTTTCTCCTCTAAACATATAAGCAAAGTACATAGCACCATTTATAATAATATATCTAAATTGTTCAGGAACAGTTGGAACATCTGTAGTATTTAATAAGTCTACAGGTAAACGATAATACTCATATACATATTCATATGCTTTATCAGGATTTTTTACAAAACCAAACTCTTGATTAGGTGCTCTAAAAACAAAATCAGGTAATCCTCTATTAGCAGTTGTATTATATTCTATGTCTACATGTTTATTTAAATATTCTTCATATGATAATATTGCAACACGTTTTGTGTCATTGCCCAATGTAGCATTACGTTTTATTCTAAAACTATCAAAGTCTATTGTTTTTGCATCTGTAGGAAACGCATACCGCACAACACCTGCAGTCATTGTTTCGTCAGCAGTTACATGATTAAAAGGCCACTCGTATTCATGTTGATTAATATAACGTATAGATGCGTTTACTGCATCTTTTATCATGCCATACTCACCAGTAGCTGTAGCAAAATTACTAGTTGTAAGTTCTACTTCATTTAATCTACGGTTTACATCATTGATAAGTCCAAGATAATCATATGCCATATCAACGTTCCTTTAATCGTAGTTTAATACTACGTTCTGCTGTACTACCTGTATCATCTGTCATCTGACAAAAGAAAGTATATTCTACATTATTCTGCCCACCAGAAATATTTATTGTTGCAACAGTATTAGTATTTGTTTGAGATACATTTTGAATAGTATCTGTAGTCGCACTACTAGAAGCAGAAGTAAGATTAGCCCCTGCATTTAATCTTGTTTTGGTATTGTATAAAGATGACTTTACAAACCATATAACAGAGTTGATACTTGCTGTGTCAAGAAATCGTGACCAATCTACACTGTAATCTAATGTTTCATCTGGGTCTTTACTAGGCCAACGAAAGCTCATTTTTAATCCTCATTTGCGTAAACAACACGATCTGCTGATGTAGGTTTTCCTTTTACAAAAACTCGTCTATCTTGTTGTTCTACTATTATAGTCCTATCACTAGATGAAGTCAAGGTGGCAGGATCAATATAAACTTTCCTATCTTGGCTTCTTATTAATACAGTTCTTTCTGATGGTGTAGTAGGCATTATGCAACCCTTGGCAGTATAACAGTTCTTCTTTTATTATATCTATGTTTAACTGCTTCATAATCAAACTGTATTGATGCCACGTTTGCTGATGGTAAGTTTACTACAGCAGAAGAAGATACACTTGCTAATTTTTCAGTAATAACTACATTGATACTACCTATTGTACCTGTAGCTGATACACTTTGTAGTGCTTCATCTACTACTGGTTCTGGTGCATTTATCGAACCAGTTAGTGCTAGTCCTACTATCTCTGCTTTAGAAGATGATCTAGCTGTTGCTGCAGTGATACCAAATGTACCAACTACTGTTCCTAGTGTTTCAGATACATTAGGTTTAATTGTACCTATTGAGAATGTAGCTGTTACACTAAGTAAATCTTCAGAAGTTTTAGCTTCTACTGTACCTATTGCGCCTGTGGCAGATACACTTGCTAAACTTTCGTCTACATTTACTTTGAGTGTACCTATTGAGCCTGTAGCTGATACACTAAGAAGGTTTTCATCTACCTGTGGCTCTATTGTGCCTATAGCACCTGTGGCAGATACACTACCTAATTCTTCTGCAACATTTTCTTTTACTGTGTTTATGCTACCTGTAGCACTTACACCAGTAAGTGTTGCACTATTACCTACTCCGACAGAACCGATTGCACCTGTTACTGATACACTGAGTAGGTTCTCAGATATGTCAATTTCAAAACCACCAACGCTTACAGTTTCTATTGCGCCAGTTGCACTAACTCCTGATAAGGCTACATTGGGTGATACTTTACCGTATCTAGCAGACCCATGCCTACCTGTACCATACAGGGCATCAGAGGAGTCATAGAAAGACATTTGTTAGGCAATACGTATTACGGCAGTACTCGCTGCTGCTGCAGGAAATTCTATTGTTAAATCACCTGCTGTAGCACTTACAGTACCACCAAAAGAAATTACGCATATTGCTTTGTTCGATGCAGAGGAATTGTATATTATACAACCTGCTGCAGAACATGTTACGTTAGAAAATACTTCATCTGCAAAGTCTACTATTGCAGTTGTACCGTCTACTGTAATGGCGGCACTGTCTAGGTTCTGTCCACCTGCGGAATAGTTAGTACCTGATGCTTCGTCAGAGTTACCTGTAACGTCTGAGTAATTAGCTGTTGCTGCACCATATGTACCAGACTCACCGCTTTTAATTAATGCAAGTTTTAAAGTGTGGGTATCCAGATCATGGACCGCACCAAGAACTTCTGATTTAAAACTTGTACACATTGCTGTTGTAATGCCCATGTTTGAATCCCTTTATATACAGTTAGAGAGGCCACTCTAAAGCAGCCCCTCAATTATTTAGTTAAGCGTTGTCACGTGCTACTTCGTTAGCAGCCATGTCGCCTATATCAGTACAATCCATAAGGACTGCCCAGATACGTAGCTTACCTGTAGTCATTGCAGTACCTGACTGTGTTGCAAGAGTCAAATCAATGTTATCATTTGCCACACACATAATAGGTTGGAACGCAGCAGGGTTCTGTGAAAGAGTTCCTGCAGCAGTACCAGATGCGCTATTAAAACCATCAACGAAAGCATCTGCATCTACACCAGTTCCAAGATCGCAAGTAGATGTACCTGCGCTTGTAGCTGTTACGACTTCAAGACCTGCATTGAGGATCATAGTACCTTTTTCAACAGCTATTACTGGAATAGGATCACCTGCAGCTAGTGCAGAACCTTTATCTGATAATGCTGTTGCCATATTTAGTTCAGTTTGAACCATATATGGATTGCGACCACGTTGTGAGTTACCACGTGCAGAAGCTAAAGTGTTGTCACCAAGTGCCATTAATTAGTCCTCCCTATCGCAAGTTGTAAAGCGCATTAACCAACGCTTCAGGGCGTAGGATTTTGCGACCATATAGATGCATACCACGAACAATGTCAGCAAAGCTGTCAGGGTCACGATATGTTTCTGTTTTATTGATCTGCTCTGCAGTAGCAACGGCTGAACTATGACCACCTACGAGTAAACCGTAGTTAGTTGCGTTTGAAGCCGCATTTGTTGCAGGACCAGAACCAAAGGTTGGTAGGTTATTAGACACGTGTACTGTAAATCCGTGTAGGTTGTTTACAACAAGACCATTACGGATACCACCAGATTCACCGAAGTCTGCATTCTGAAGACGTGAGTCCTCATCACGAAGGATTTCCATGAACACTGGATCGACAACGAGCCAACGACCAGATGTGTCAACATTTTGCTGATCTAGCTTTCTAGCCATACGAGCAATAAGTTGAAGTGGGTTTGCTTCACCTGCAGTTGAAGGTGTAGCAGTTGCACCACCAGTTCTTGGTAAAAGTGCAATTGATTGACTTGCAACACCACCATTAAAGTCAGAACCATCTAACTTCATTGAGGCAAGCAACTCATCAGTACCTGCAGTTGACACAGCAACACTACCGTTAGTAGTTGTATTGGCAGTATTTGCGTTACCATGTAATGCAGATTGTTTGTATCCAGACATGTAGCCAAGAACATCTTGGTCAAACTGGTCGGATAACCTATACGCAGCACGATCACTTGCAAGGCTTTGGAAATTTACATGCGAATGAGCTTCTTCAATGTCATCGACTTTAAATGCAAAATAGTTTGCTTTGTCGATTGTCAATGAAAAATCTTCATCGTCCAAATCTTGAGGAGTGATTGTTGTACCACGTGCATAGGATTTAACAGTGATCTCAGGCTCTTTGATAATTTTGACTGAATCACCCATTTGGGCAATCTCACCAAAATAATCTGAGTTTGTGATCGCTTCAACAACAGATGACTTACGGAACGCAAGTTGCACCTGTTTGGAGTAGATTACTGGTGAAAAGTTACCGTTAGGTAAGTTATTGTAACCTGCTGCAGTTGAAAATGCCATTATAATTCTCCTTTATAGCATTGAGCACGACAGATGCAAAACTAACTATACTATACAGAGGCTAACTCTACTAGGGTGCATCTTGTGTAATACTGGCCTGTACTACATTCAATGGGCCATGAGACATCAGGTTGTCCGAAAGGATATGTTGTTTGCTAAGTTTGCAAGAGGCACAGGTATTCCATCTCTACAGGGGCTGTGCCACTTACGGTATACATATAGTTATACTTAAAATTTTCTATATGTCAATAGATTATCTGGCATTGCCAGACAAATCGTATACGAAGTTGCCTGTACGGATAGCTTCCATAATTTCATCAGACATCTTTTCGTATTCTTGTGCAGACATTTTTTGCACTTCAGATTCTAAGATTGCTCTTGAACCATCACTTGTATCTGGTTTGCTACGTGAGTTACGTGCATTCACAGATCGTGCAGCATCTTTGTCTGTATTCTTAGTTTTCTTTTTAGTGATGTTTTTATCTGCTTTGTACAAATCAATTGCACGAGCAGCAGTTCTAGCATCACTAGCATTCTCATATAAAGCATCTTGTATTGACTGAGGCTGTTCGTTTACCCAGTTATGAAAGTCATCTGTCTCACGAATGTCCTCAAAGTCAGGATGGTATCGAAGTAACTCTGCTTCTGCTTTTTCACGAGATGCATTCATTTGCAATTCGTCTACAGCTTTAACACGTTCTTCTAATACAGCAGCTTGTTCCTTTGCTTTTTTAATTGCAATTGTTTCTACAATAGCTGCTACGTCAGGATACTTTGATGCCCAAGCCTCTATATCTTCATCTGACTTAGGAAGGTTAATCTCTTTTTTAGTGGCTTCACTTAGTTGTGATTGTAGTGCATCTATCTTTGCAGCAAGTTCTTTTTCTTTTTCTTGTTGATGTCTACGTAGATCACCATAACGTTTCTTAAAAGATTTCTCTTCTGCGTTCTCTGGCTCTGGTTCAGCTTCTACTGCTTCACC